ATTCGTTCGATCTTGCCAACTTAGCGATCGCATTAGTTTCCGCATGTAATACCTCCGGTTTAGTTTTTAATACAGGATTGCCTTTATCAAACCCTATATGATTCTCACAATTATTGTCCCAACCACTGGGCATACCATTATATCCAATAGAGATAATACGATCGTCTTTTACAACAATTGCTCCTACTTGTAGTCGAGTTGCCGAACTTAATTGTGCGAAACGTTCTGCAACGTCCATATATGCTTGTATAAATTTAAGTTTCATACAGCCATTGGTGCCTTAATTGAATCCATTGGATTGTAATTGTGTAATTTATACTGTGACGGAATAGTTTTAACAAGTTCGTCTAAGTCCTTAAACGCCGGCATTTCTAATGTAGGACCTGTTACAGGCTTACGAAATAACTGCTCTTGAACTTGTTCAAGATGATTTTGATAGATATGGCAATCGCCGCCAGTCCATACAAAATCGCCTACTTTTAAGTTTAGCAATTGTGCGAACATATGAGTAAGCAAACTATATGACGCAATATTAAACGGCACACCTAAGAACATATCAGCACTACGCTGGTATAATTGACAGCTTAGTTCACCATCTTGAATATGAAACTGGAAAAGTGTGTGACAAGGCGGTAGTGCCATTACATTTACACGATCAGCATTCCACGCACTTACAATGTGTCGACGACTATCTGGATTGTAGTACATATTTTCAAGTACTTCTGCAATCTGATCAACATATCCCATTTGAGCATCCCAACTGCGCCATTGATGGCCGTATACTGGACCTAGATCTTTTGTAGTTTCATCATTAACATATCCTAATGCTTTGCCTTGTGCATCAGCATTAGCAGTCCAAATAGTTGTTTTACCTACAAGTTCTTCTCTAGGCTTGCCATAGTGTATTTCTGCTAGTCTACGTTCGTCACTTGACCCTTCAAGCATCCAAAGCAATTCACTAACAACACTTTTCCAAGCAAGTTTCTTAGTAGTTACTGCTGGAAACTCGTTGCGCAAGTCAAAGCGCATTTGATAACCAAACACGCCACGTGTGCCCACGCCTGTTCTATCGCCACGGTCTTTACCGTTAATAAAAATATATTCTAGAGCATCTAAATATTGCTTCATCTTTTCTCCATAATCTGAAACTTAACTTCAGGATGTTCCTCTTCCCATTTAACTTTAAACAAAGTATCAATTTTACGAATTGGTAAATGTGTATCACAATCATAATCACCAGGAATACGACTTAGATAAAACTCGTCAATGACACCTAACGATTGTTCAATGATATTTGGACCACCTATTACCCAAATAATCAGTCCTGGGCAAGTTGTTTCTAGTTCTTTTAGCTCTGCACACAAGTCACCACTAATGTAACCGTCTGCTCCTGGATAGTCTTCTTTGCGTGTAGTAACTAGTACATTAGTACGTTTAGGTAACGGGCGTGGCATATGCGGATCTTCCCAAGTAGTAGATCCCATTACAACAACGTGTCCTGCTGTATTATTCTTAAACCATTGCAAGTCTGTAGTATTATGCGGCCACGGCAGTGTACCGTTCTTACTTACGCCGCCTGTATCATCACATGCTAGTATAGCTTTAATCATTAATAAGTTCCTTTGCCTGGAAGCTCGCTAAAATGTTCTTCATACTTATTAGGAACACCATTCCATGCTTCTGCATCTAACGGAACGTCTTCTGGTCGAGCCTGAGTAATTACAGGCCAAACAGCACTGTACTTACGATTAATATCCATCCATTTAATAATATCAGTGTCTACATTGTTGTCTGGTACAATAGCATCTACTGGACATTCAGGTTCACATACTCCACAATCAATACATTCATCTGGGTTGATTACTAAAAAGTTTTCACCTTCGTAGAAACAGTCTACTGGACATACTTCTACACAATCCATATGCTTACATTTGATACAATTATCAGTTACTAAGTATGTCATTATTATTCTCCGAATAATTCTTTAAATTTATTATCAGCATTAACTACTTCTGTAATATCTTGTTTTATAAGTGTATAAGGATGTTCAAGCATCATTAGAGTATGTCGCTTGTCAGGAGCACCTTCAAATCTAACTTCTAAAACCGATTCTTCCATAGGGCGCTCGTAATTACGACCCATGTACCACCCACCATACTCACCGAATCTTTTGTTTAAGTATTGGTTCATTTCTACTGGAGTAATTTCAGGGTCATTAATGTGTACTGTAAAATTGTTAATTATTTCTGGCATTTAAATTCTCGCTAATCGAATAAGCGTTGCCGCTAAGTTAATCTCAGGATCTGCAACAAGTGCATGATCCACCAGTCCTTGTTTAATAGTTAGCACAGCAGTGTCTTGTTGCTCTTCGTTTCCGAACAACTCGATATTGTCATACAACCAGCGATAGATTTCATCCATCTCTTCTGGCAACACTTGACTACAAATAAGTTTACGTGCTTCTGTAATCTTGCCTGCTTTAAACAAGTCAACCATCTTTAGTTTGTAGTCATCGCTAGAGCCGTCGTCTGCGTTCTTGTTAACAAGTGTGCCGGTCTGAGACTCTAGCTGCACTGTGTTAATACACTTACGCAAGTCTGGATAGTAAGCCTTGACATATGTATCTAAGGTGTCCAAATCAAATTGTACGCCTTCTGTGATAAGGATCTCAGCCATACGTGCTGTAAACTCTACTTGGTCAATCTTAGCAATGTGCATGTGTTGGCAACGACTGTGAATAGCTGGCATAATCTTGTTAGGATAGTTGCAAGTTAAAATAAATCGCACACTATGACTGTAATCCTCCATCAAGTTACGTAGCGCAGGTTGCACACTGTTGATGTTCATGTAGTCTGCTTCGTCAATCAGCACAACTTTAAAGTCACCAAATGGCATAGTTTGACAGAATGTAATAAGTTTGTCAACCCATTCAATCTTACGTGCTTCTTTAGACCCGTTAGCAATCATAACATCAGTGTCTTGCACATCAAGTTGATTGATAAGGATCTTAGCAATAGTAGTTTTGCCTAGTCCAGCACTACCACTCAGCAAGATGTGTGGAATACTTCCACTATCAATCCAACCTTTGATCTGTTCACGCTGATTTTCATCGCGAAACACATAACCGTCAACTGTTTTAGGACGATACTTTTCTACCCATAATTCATTCATTCTTTGTCAGCCCCTTCTTTTTTTGTTTTGCGATTTCCGTAAAACCCACCTTTAAATTCAATATCTTCAGTTCGAGCATACTTTTTACCGTAAGTAATCTCGCCACCGTTTTTTAAGTATTTTTTAATTAAAATATCGTCTTCAGTTTCTAATTTGCGCGGTACTGGGTTCATACTCATCGTTTTAGTCCTAACTCTTTATAAGCAATTTGAATTGCTTTTGATTGAAAATACGCATCTGCTAGTGCATTGTGCAGGTCTGTTTGCATGCTTTTACGTGGATCCTTCTGACAACAGCCAAATAGTGTTCTAGAATCCCGTATAATCCAAAAGTTCCACGGAATCGGCTTTCCGCCGCGGCGGAACATGTCTTCCAGTATGGTATAGTCAAAACCGTAACCTTGGCCCCATAATGTATCAACACCAACGACCCACTTGCTAATTTGACGTAAAGCCTCATCTACGCTAATTGCACCAGTTTGATCAAAGGCTTCTTCCATAATCTTAGGATCTTGTTTGCCCCACCACTCGATTGTGCTGTCACTAGCAGTGCGTCCTAGTGCATCTTGCTCATCAATACTAATCTTTAGATAAAGTTCTGAATGCGGTTCGCTGTCGTCCAGCGGATTAAACTTAACTGCACCAAGTGATAGTACAGTTGCAGTTGGACTAGTATCAATAGTCTCTAGGTCGATTGTGCCGTGTGTAGCCATTATACTTTCCTATTTTCTTGACCAATGCCTGTAATGATTAAAAATACATATAGGATAGGCCATGCCCAACCTGACAAGTGTCCTGTAATGTGCAGAGTCATAAGTACAATTCCTGTTAGTCCAGTAGTACCTAAACCTGTAAGTTGTGTTGGTAATTTCATGAAAACTCCTTAGCTTTATACATATTATAACGTATAAATGCTAAGGAGTCAAGTAATTTATTTGTAAATATTTTTAATAAATTTATTATCAAAATCAACCATTGTGCCCTGAGTGAAAAAGTTAATAACTTGATCGGCTAGAATAATATGATTGTCTTTGCTTAAATGGTTTAATCGTAAATCACCACCGTGTTCACGATAATATGCTGATATAAGATCTTGATCGTTAAATTCTTCAAAACATGCCTTGTTCAAACAACCCTTAACACCTAGGATCTCATTAAATGCTGCTATGACTAGCACCTTAGCCTTGGTATTTAATGCAATATGTTTAAGTGCTAATAGAGTTAGATTTAAATTAACCGCATCAGCTGTTTCATTCCACAAATACTTTCCGTAATAATCAACAGCCTTCTGTTCGCTTTTACTTACAGCATCACCAAATACGGTATTATGAAAATTTCCTAGATGTGGACGATCATTAAAGAACCATCTTCGATTTGAAGCAGACAACTGAACAATAACATAATCATTATCTGAAATAGAAGTACCAAATTTATTTAATACTAGATTCATTATCCATTCGTTGCCTGCTCCTATTGTAGAATAATTTTCAACTTCGGTGTTTAAATTGTTGGATACTACATCAATCCAACTTACTAAACCTTGTTGTTCAATTAACGATTGGTTGTTTTTATAAATTGGTGTAGTTACAAAGTATTCTTTGCTTACTGAAAAACTATCACCAAAAATATACAGCATTGTTTTATAACTTCTTTATTATTTTACAAATTGCGCAAGTTCTGGGGCCTTCCAGCCTTCTGGCTTTAGTACCTTACCATCTGCACGTTTAATTACTTTGCCTGTAGTAGGATCAATCTTAGCAAAGTTAGTTTTCATAACTTCGTTCCATGCTGCTTCACCGTCCCAACCAGCTGCTCTGATAGCACCAATAGTAACGACGAGAATATCTACAAGTGCATCAAGTTGTTCTACTTGGTCGCCTGCAATAATAGCGTCTTTTAGTTCGCCTGTTTCTTCTGTAATTAAATCAAGATACATAGTATAGTTGTCAATACTAGGAGTTTGATCACACGCTGTTTGAAATAAGTCTACATCTTTAAATGGATTAGTCAATGTCTGCCTCTTAATAGTTTGGATTTACAAATGCACTTGGATCTACGGTAGCATGTTCACCGTCTGCATATTCACTACCGATATACACATCTTTAGGCTTTTCTTTAGAATAACCTAAAATACTTTCTGTTTCGACCATACGCATCTCTACGTCACCATCAGGTGTATCTACAGTAAAACTACGTGTCCAACGACCGTGTTCTATCAAAATCCAATCACCGATATCGTACACATCCTCGTTTCGTGGACCTTTAGAATGTACTTTAGCCCAGCGCGGATAAATTCCACGAGTAGTACCGTCATCATCTTTGATAATTAGGCCGCTTGTAGTCTTTTGTTCGCCGAAATACATATCTGTTACAAGTACTCGATTGCCTACTGCTACTGGATTGCCTTTAACTTTATGTAATTGAATACTCATTGTTTAACCTTTTGGTACAAAATTGCCGTTTTCGTCTTCTACCCACTCACTGTCTTCGTCTAACAACTCTTGTTCAGCTACAGTTAGTGGCTCTTCAATTACAACCGGTGTTTCTTTTTTAGCACGAGTTGCAGTTTTCTTAACTTCTGGAACTGCTGTTGGTTCGTCTGCAACTATTGCAGTTTTGTTGATGCCGCTACGAACTTGTCCTGCTGTTGCATAATGCTCTTTAACAATTTCTTCACGCTTTTTAACAATCTGTCCGCCTGGACCAAGTTCGTCGCCCCGTGCATTTACTCGAGCATTACCTACTGCTGGAGTCAATTCATTTCTTTTTCTTAATAGATCCATATCTACTGTTTTACCACGCATACTTCTATGCTGTTTTTTTGCTGGTGATATTTTAGCCATTGCTAATCTCCTTTAATTATATTAGTACTTATCTCAGGAACTCTCTCCAATCCAGGTCATATTGGATTGAATTAATTCTGTGAACACCTATTAAGTATAGCACATAACTTGCTACACTACTACCTCTACCTACGCCCCATACAATGTTATTCTCACGCATAAAGTCTACAAGATAAACCATATAGCGTAACAAGTCTTCCATGCCGCGTTCTCTAAACGCTTCAAGTTCTTCGCAAACTCTAGTCCATTCTGCTGTTTCTTGCATGTCATATGGATCGTAAATTTGCATAGTATGAATTAGGCGTGACATTATATCTGCACCTATATCAAGTTCTTTATATTTGTCAGGCATAAACCATTCACTTTGACATACACCGTCAAAAGTCTTTTGATCTACATCTAATGGGATATATTTTGTAAGTTCGGGCAGGTATTGTTCACGCATTGCTGCGTTAAACTTTTCTATATCATCTGAAGGATCGCACAATACAACATGACACTTGTCAACATGACCACTATAGATCATATCAATAAGGTCACGATTCGTGAAACGTGGTATACCTAGTTCATCTGTTTTCATAAGCATGTAAACAGTTTAACTGATATTGATTAAACTGTCAAGTGAATTATTACCGTCTTGGTCTCTTTGTCTTTGAGCTTCAATTGCACGTCGAGTGTAAAGCTCTTCTTTGTAAATCTCTAGGATGTTTGCAATCTGAGCTTGCAATCCTGGATTTCGAGTCTGAAAATACTTACGTTGGAGTTCAATTATCTTGTCCTCCAACTGTGTTAAGTTATAATCAGCTAAACTGTCTACTAGTGGATTGAGCATTATGCTTCAAATCTTCCTTTGTATTCTGCGTATACAATAGTTCCGCTGTTGTATGTCCAAAAGTCTACAATAATAGGATCAGTTGAACTATCTACAACAAATGTTGTCGGGAATGTAGAGTTTTTCTTAATAGTGCCGCCACTATCTACAGTAAACGTAACTTCTTTAGCAGTACTATTGCCAAAGAATTGAACAGTCATTTTTGCTAAACCATCTCTGTCTGGCCAATCGGCTAAATTGAAGTTAATTAAGTTAGTCTCTTCGTTTAAGTTAACAATTACACTTTGATAATGTCCGTTTAAAAAACTGATATTTTGCCCACCAATTACTGTACCAATATTATGATATTGTTCAGTTGTTAATTGTAAGTTAGCATCAGCAATGTTTGTTCCGTTAAAATCGTTTGACGCATTTAATTTTGCAGTGTTATCTTGCAATGCAGTTATTTCAGATGTTGCTGTTTGCAATCCTGCCTTAATAATTGTAAAGTTATCGCGAAACCCTTGAGTATCATTATCGATACCTGCTACTGGAAATTCTCCGTCGATTGTTCCGCTAATGATGTTGCTGGCCATGTTGTTTCCTCTTTTGTATATTTATCAGTATTATACGTTGAACTGATAATTTGCGAATAATATGTATTGATCAATATTTACATTTTCTGTTCGCTTAATGATATATCTGTCAATATCGTAATTTATATTTTTTGGATCAAATCCGTATGCTGTAATATTTCTAATAATATCAGATGCGTATCCCGGTTTACAGTAACAAATAGGAATTGCTGTTTGATAATCTAATTCTTGATAACCTTCTTGCGAAGTTCTCATCCATAGTGGGAGATAATTTCGTTCGTTTGCTCCTACCTGAGAAATATTTTCACGCATTTGGTCTGTACTAGATATATATTTTGTTTGATCTGTACTAGCACTAGTTTTGATTGCGTTAGAGTCTGCTTTGATTGTATTAGTAGTTGGCTGCGGACGAAGACGCTGCGGCTCACTATCACTCAATTGTAATGTAACAGTTACATCACCTGTATCGCGAACAGTTACAACAAAATCATTATTATCTGCATTTACTGTATAGGTATTATCTCTAGTATCTACTATAATATTTTCATTATCTGTAAAAACAAATCTTACAATACCTCGGCCGTATACTGGTAATGAATCATATCCTAGGCCGGTTCTTGTTTCATCGTCCTTTGCAGCATATTGTATACTATCAACTGTAATTTTATTCTTACTTTGAATAGATATTTGTGACTTTGTTTTTACACTTGTTTTAGAATTAGCAGGATCAATTACATCAATATATACAACTTCGTATACTGTATCAGTAGTTCCCGGCTCAATAGCTATTGCACTTTTAATATCACCTAAAATATACTTTTTACGTTTGTGATTTTTAGCACTTGCTGCTACAAATTCTGATATATTTTTTGCTTCGATTCCTGCATATACTAACATATCTAAATTTCTTTGCAATCCAAATACAGGATCAGTTGATCTGTAAATCTTTTCTGGTTCAAATATATCAGGGTTACTAATAAAATTAGTGTACATTCTGCGTTCTTGCTCTTTTAACATAGGACGCATATAAATGTCTGTATATTGTTTATTATCTGGAGTGTTTACTGCTAATGTAAACGTTTGTTCAATTGCTGTAAAATTAAATCTGTCTCTTGCTTGAATTGTAAATTTATATGATCTATCAAACGTGGTATCTCCAGGGAATGTACCGTCCCATTTGCCTGCATCACCGCCTAAACTAATATCAAAGCTAGTAAGGCCGCGTTCTTCGAGATTACCAAACTGTCTAGCTGCTCCGATAATTTCACCATCATATGTAAGAGATAGACCGTAAGGCAACTTTCCGCTTACTAGGGAGTATATCATCTTAGTATCAGGCACAGTAGTTTCTGCAACCAGCTTAAATGTGCTTGTAAAGTTTGCATTAATAGAACCGAGGTCCGGAGGTGTAATCCAGCTAATGTTACTATCAATCTCTCCAATTACTCGTATATCAAATGTCTTTGCAGTACTTGGAATATCAACTACATCGTTTGCTGCAACTATAATATTTTTACTGAAGTATTCATTTTTAAATAATGCAACACCGACATTGGTATTTTGGGTTAATCGTCTTGATAAGTTTACATCGAATGTAATTTTATCTTCATTATCTCGAATTAATTCTACCTTTACTTGTGTACTATCAGTACTAATTGCAAAAAACTCTCTAATATTTGCAAATATTCTAGATCTAGCAGTGCTTGGTATTCTAATTCTCCATTGGTTATTAGCTAAAACATCAATGTATGCAGTTCCATTATATTCAGATTGTAGTGCTTGCTTGGTTGCAACAATTCTATCGGCTAATGATAAGTCGGCTAATGTTTCTGCAACTTCTATCCAATTTGCACTTACAAAATTAATTTGAATAATGTCATCAATAACTATAAGATCACCAAATTCATCTAACTGTGGCTGCGTATTATGTGTTACCACACACTTATATATTTTTCCATTGCCGCCTGTGTTACTAGTATTAACAACATAATCGCCTACAAAATAGTTTTCATTTACTTCTATATTTCTCGGCGAGCCACTTGGATATATCTCATCAGATGATGGATCAGTTTGTGTAATTAGATATTCAATGTAAGGAGTTATTGTATTAATTGTGTATAATTCATTTACTCCAAATTTTAATATTCTATTAGCGTACTTAGATTTGTTTGTTTCTGATAATCTAGAAACAAACATATGATCTTGTCCAATTGCCGCAGATCTAGTTAGTAATAGGTCTACATTAGATAGTAGTGGGGTATCTAAAAATACAATATCATAGTCTGCATTTCTGCTATCTACGTTTACAACTTTGTATTGACGATTATTTAAAACTATATTTCGTCCAATTAATTCAAATAAATCATTTACACCATCAATATCGCCAGTTAAGTCAATTTTATATATTTTAAAACTATCATTTCCTAATAATGTATCTTCGTAGAAGTTTGCAAAAATACTAACTGTATCTAAATCAGTGGTTATTCTAGTAGCTCTAACAGTAAAAGAGTAGTCTTGAGTAATTGCTGGTTGATAAGGAATTCTTCCAGTAATTTCTCCAGTCTGGCTATCTAATGACAGACCGGGAGGTAGTATTGACACAGAACCGTCGTCGTTAATATCTTCTAATGTATAAACTAATACACCTTCTAACGTCCAGTTATTAATAATATCTAAATAGATTGTTGTATAATTATTAGCACGTTTGTAACCTAAGTCCCTAGGAGTAATCCAAACTGGTGTTCTTACATTCGTATTATCAGCAGTAAACACACCTGTGCTAGAATTCATAATTGTGTTATCTGCTTTAAGATAATCATCACCAACTAAATAAATTTTAAATTCACGTCTAACAAATGTTTCACCGTCTGTAACAGTAACAGCAAATGGATAATATCTATTTAATTTTCTAACATTTGCAGTTGATTCGTTGTAATCATAGTACACTGTGTCATAATAAAAACTACCATAACCGTTTGAACTTAATACAGCATAATCTAACGCAAGTCCACCATACGGTGTTGCATCATAGCCGCCTGATTGATACCGCTTATCTAGTGATAACAATGGTTCAACAATTCCGTATAGTTTTCCGTCTTCAGTTAATGTAATACCTGGCGGTAAAACACCGTCTCCGCTAGCAATAAAGTAATTAAGAGAATCGCCTGCTGACAAATCTGTATCTGTTGCTACTAGTTGATAGTCGACTAGTGTACTATCTAATACAAATAAACTATTGTTCGATCCTATTGGTAATAATCCTGGATTAGTTGCCCATACAGGATCATCTGGACCAGTGACTACAAATTCTATTGTTCGATCTTCAAATATACTTTCATAGTATGCTCTAATTACAACAGTAAATGTAGTGTTATACGATACTTCGTATACCGTACCGATAAGTTTGGTTCCATCTAGTCTTGTTCCAGCCGGTATTCTTCCGCTGATAATTTCTAAAGAGATATCCAATCCCTCGACAACAGGGAGCTGGATATCTATCACTGATCTTTCAATTAGTGTTTGTAGTCGTTGTCCTGTTGCTATATTCCATAATTGAGACATTAATCAATTCCTTATACTACGTATTTATTGGAATTATACAAATGTTCCGTTGTCGATAATACGTGAATCAGGATTTACTATTGACCCCATGTCAACATCGGTTGATGATATTAACCACTCTATAATATTTGTTGGACTATATATTATATCAGAAAAATCCCATGCTTGATCTTCAAAATATGCCCCTGCTATAGCAGGATTGTATCCATTTACTAATCCAGTTAAATTTCCAATAAAACTTCCATTAAATGATCCTGCGTTAATAGAATTTACATTAGTAATATTATACGCCTGTGCGTCTAAATTTCCACCTAATTGAGGAGTTGTGTCTTCTACAATTTCTGATAATCTAGTATTTTCGATAGTTAGGATGTTATCAACAACATTAGTTGTTATTCCGCTTCCACCTCTAATATTAAATATAGCAGCATTTTCAAGAGTTGCACTACCTGTGTCACCTGCTATGTAAACACTGCTAACTCCTGTTCCTGAAATAACAATTTTTTCATTGTCAACAGCTAATGATATAAAATCACCTGCTGCTATCTTTTTAAATTGTAAATCGTAGTTAATTTTATTAGCAAATAGTCCTTCTCCAATTGTTCCAAGATTAGAGACGGTAGTTTGTTCATCATCACGTAAATCAAGCTCTTCGAAGTTTTGATTTACTTTAAAAAATGCTTCACGAAGGTCGTCGCCAGTACCGTCGTTTGCTATTTGCCCTATATTAATTAATTGAACTGCCATAATAAAATCCTTAGTTACCTATTCTTAGTTGTACTGCACTATTAAATTTATTAAAGGCAAATTTATTATTGCTGCCTTTAATACTGCGATGATCAGTATAATCATTAGTTAGACTAGTTGTATGTATTACATCTGTTGCTGCAACGTTATTAAGAAACGCTTTAGCTTGTGCAGGAGTAAGATTAGGATTTATTTGAGCATTTAATGCAATTACTCCTGCAACTTGAGGTGCTGCCATACTAGTCCCACTAATGTTTGTAATACTAAAATTGTCATTTGGTGGATAAGGACCGATGTTAGGTGCAAATCTATTAACTGTAGATGTACAACTCATAATATTTGTTCCGGGCGCATAGATACTTACTCCTGGCCCTGATTCTGAGCTTAGTGCTTTTTGTTCTAAAGTATCTTCATTAATTTCAGAATCAATATTTCCTACGATATTTGCTTCCTCGCTAAACGGACTTGATCCTCTGTTATAATAAATTGTTCCAGAGAAGTCATTGGTTAGGTTATTATCATAATCATCACCGCCAGTAACATCAATTTTGTGATAACTATTTCCTGCTGCTATACAAACGTGTATACCGGCGTCGATCATTTCTTGTACATCAACATCAACAGACGTAATTCTTACCGGCGATCTGTAATATCCCGGAGTGCTTGAATTTATTAGTATTAATCCATATGCACTTAACTCACTTACTTCGTCAATTTCAGTACCTGTATGTGATACGCCTCTATAGTTAATCGCTGTAGGGGCAGTATATAATGCCCCGTAACCCCAACTCATATTAACAATAGTAGGACGCTTATATCCTGTTGCTGGATCAATTGGTTTTGCATTATGCCATGCTGTAATAATGTCAAAACAGTCTACAACAGGAATACCTACGTTTGGATCTGTTGGACCCTCTAGCCCTGCAACCTTCACTGAGTAAATATTAGCACCTTTAGCCCAGCCATATACCTTTCCTGTTGCAATGCCTGCAACATGTGTACCATGGCCGTCATAATCTGTATAATGAGCAGTTGGCATAGTACCTGGCAAACCACTTTCGGCATACCAGTCGATTTGTTGTACTCTACTTACACCGTTAGCATCTTGAAATTCTGGGTGATCTACTTGCAGTCCGCTATCTTGAATAACAATATCAACACCAGTACCGTCTAATGTATAATTGTAATTTCCGTTAACAGCATCGTTTTCGTATGGATTAGTTTCTTCGTTAATTCTGCGAAGACCCCAGTTTATAAAAAACCCACGGTCTTCTAATGTTTTAGAAAAATCTCCAGTTTGCACTGCCCGTCTTACAAGTTGAATATCATCTCTTAAATCAGGACGCAATTCAACAGCAAGTACTCTAGAATCAGCAGCAAGTGTTGCGGCCTCTTCAACAGTAAGCATATAATGAGTGTTACGCTGACTTCCTGGTCTTGCATTTGCAACTACTACAGAACGAGACGGAATGTCTCCTGCTCCAGTAGTAGCAATCATTTCTTGATTAAATGCTGCATAATCTACATTTTTATTTAACGTTACAATATATTCTTTTTCGCTCATTTTTATTTTCCTAAATTATGCTGTTTGTATCTGTTTCCAACCATTGAGATAAACTACTAATGTGTTTACACCTGAAAGTGTCGGATCCCAAGTTGTTCCATCTGCAATTGCCATCATACCGTTTACTGGTTCGGCTGGCTCTATAGTCAATACATTCAGTGTCATAGTGTCACCAATAAATGCATAATTAACAGCATCAACCATTACACTTGAATCGTCACCAAATACCGTACCTGTTAGATCGCCAACAAACTGCTCGCCCTGTTGTACATATGTTCCGGGTATTGCAGTAAGATACCCTTCTGTGCTATGATCACCCCAACCATAAGCAGTATTCCAGTTAGTTGCTTCTGTTCCTGATACATTAGCACTTGGAATTATGCTATTTACTGCATCTACAAGCAATGTATCATCAGAACCAGTTACAGATCCTTTAACGCCAGCTGATGCATCAATTTCTGTTACCACCGGACCATAGAATCTAATATTATCAGCAGTTAAATTAACAAATGTGTTTGTACCTTGTGGACCAATACTAATTGCATTTCCGTCGCCGGTTGCTGTAGTAATTGAGATACTGTCATCTGCTGTAATTTCGCCTACAATTAATGCATCTGGCAATGTAAAGTTACCAACAACCGTAGTTGTGCTAGTTGCATTACCTATTTCAATTGTTGTTGCGTCTGTTGTACCTATTGTTAATGTAGTATTATCGATATTACCAATTAAGTCACCTGAAACTGTTCCCGGTAATGTTAAGCTACCATCTTTTCCAAATATAAAGTCGTATTGCCCAAGTCCACTAGCGTTGGTTCTAACGATAATATCTCCGTCGGTGCTTGAACCTTTAATGTATAAGTTACCATCTTCTGCTACTTCGGTAAAGTAACCAGTAGCTGATCCAAATTCGATACCTGCTTCGGCGTTCAAATAAACATTCTGGACTGTAACTTTACCTGATGTAACTACTAGATTATTATAACCGCCTGCACCAATGTTTACACCGACTTCATTACTTGCATAAATGTTTTCAACTGTTAGACCATTAGTAAATGTGCCAAATGTAGTTTCAACATTACCGACAATCTTGCCTGCTACTCCGTCTACGAGTATTGTACTGTCATCGCCGACAAATGTACCTTTAAATGCTGCTGCTGTTACATTGCCTTTAACTACTGTATTCTGTTCTACAAGTAAGTCTGAATACAACCAAACATCATTTGCTTCTACAAATAGTTGTGCCGTACCCGGACTATAATCTTCTCCAAACATCACAACTTTAACTGTACCATCAGTGTTACGAATTTCAGGAGCAGTTAAACTGTTAAATGTAATTCTACTTGTTGCACCGTTTATTTGAACATCTGTTGCAGTAACATCACCGGCTAAGTCACCTTCAAAAGTAGCAGCAACAAAGGTCTCTGCACCTACAGTCCATTTATCAACACTGTCGTCCCAAACTAATGTTTTATTAGCTTCACTTCCTCTATCAATCTCAATACCACTAGTACTTGCTGTAACACCTGCGCCTACTTCACCGTTGTTAAGAACAATAACATTATCTGTAATTGTAGTATTTGTTGTATCTATACTTGTAGTTGTTCCTTGTACAGTTAAGTCACCTGCTACTACAACATCATTAAAGTTTGACGTACCTGAAGTTGCTTCAACATTACCATTTACATCTTTCCATGCACCACCTTGGTACATTTGTAAACGGTTAGTTGTTGTATTATAAATTACATCACCATTTTGTCCAGCTACTCCTAATAGTTCAGTAGCAGTTGCACTTGAAAACTTAAACGGTACTCCACCAGTTATTTTAACCCTATTACCTGCATTAATTTCTATGTCAGTTGTAGACGATATAATACCAATGCCTAACCCTAACCCATTGTTGATCGATTCTACTTCTAAGATTTCTGTATTAAATGTAGCAAAATATCCATTGCCAAATCTGCTATCAACAGTACCTATTGATTGAGTTCTATCAACATCTGGATTAATATTTGCAGTTATTAATGTTTCACCTAAACTAATAGTATTATCAGCAAGAATAACAATATTCTGGCCTCTAATAAATCCAGTACCAACGTATTCAGTATCACCGCGAATGACACCGCCTACAGCATCTACTAACGTAGTTGAATCATCTGCAAATACACTTCCTTGTATGTCTGTTACAAAAGCTGCATCACTAAACAGACCATCAAGTGCTTCGTCTAAATCAGTAGTTTTTAAAAATCCGATATCATCTTCAAATTCTGATAAAAATTCCGGAGCACCTTGTAATGCTCCATAAGAAATTAATCCTGTAACAGCATCAAAAACCATTACTCCGTTAAAAGATCTTAAATTACCGATTAAATCATTTGCCCTAACTGAACTAAATTGATTATCTGTAGTTCCTACATTACCTGTATTAGTTATTGCTGGAATAATGTCTTGGGTAACAGTAACAGTGTCAATATCTATATTACCTAAATCACTAAGCGGTCGATATTCTAGACCGTTGCCTGCTGCATTTACTTTAACAAAAAAGTCTTCTGAACCTGCATATGTTGCTGGAGTGTCAGTTAAGTCAGCAAACTGCTGTGCTACTAACTGTTGTCCGTTTACTGTGATAAACGCAGCATTAATAGTGCCTAGTGCATTAATATTTTGTACGTCGACAATGCTTGTATTTCTTAAATCAAGGTTATCACCTGCCGGGATTTCTTTAATTTTATTACCGTCTGCTGTGTCTAGTACTAGTGGAAATCTATTTGCCATTTGTTGTATCCCGTTTAGTATATTTATCGTATCTCATTAAAGTGCTGCTATCCTAGCTTGGAAGTCGGCAAAGTCTGCACTTGCTGCAACTACTGCTTTTAATGAAGTTAAACTAATAAAGGTATCATCTGCGGCATACAATTCGTCAAAGTTAGAATTAACTTTTGTAAATGCTGTGCGCAACGGATCTCCGTCACCTTTGTTTGCACTTGATCCTAAATCAATTGTTTGCTTTGCCATTTGGTTTCCCCATTCCTACTTGTACTCTTAATTTTCCAGCATGAGCAATTACTTGCCTTTCCTGGGTATTTTTTTGGTCGGTGCTAGCCTTAACACCGTCCTTTACTAGTTTATCAACTTTATTTTTTTCCATTAGTGCTTACCTACAACAATTTCAACTGTACCACGTTCAGTATCGCCTTTAGCAGACAATGCTTTACCAATAATAGTACCAGCTTTTGCATTGTTATCTACACATGCATATCCAGGTATAGCACTTGCAACTAACATGTCACCTTTAGCAACACGACCTACTACATTACATGGTACACGACCTTGTAGTGCTAGCGCAGTAATGTTTTCACCTTCAATGTGTGAGTTCATTAAGTGTGCAGGGTTAGTTGAAACAACACCAGCAACACGATGTGTACCTTTTTCAGTAGTTACTGTAAGTTCTGCATCTCCACCAAATACTAGTACTGTTCCTGGAGCATACTCTGCATCAGCAAGATAGTTCTCTGCCAAGTCAGCGTAATATGATTCAGTTGCAGTACCGCGGAATAATGTTGCATAAATGTCTTTATACTTTTTAGTAGCAGTACCAATATCGTAAGTATTGTCAGTATCTGGTCTTGCACCAGCACTACTAAAGATAAACGGTACAACACTAGAACTTGTTCCACTGTCGCCAGTAACAATGCCAACTTCACCTGCAATTGTCTTACCAGTGTCTGCACCTAATGCAATACCAGTTGATGCTGTTCCCTTTTCACTAGCTGCTTCCATAAAGCTAGAGTATATCCAATCTACAGCAAGACGCTTTTCGTTGTTAAAGTTTGAAAGTCCTTGTAGTACTGATTGTGTAACACCTGTACTACCGATGTTAACACTACCTGGAATTTGTAAGTCTGGATAAGTTGGAGTTGATCCGCCAGTTCCACCGACTGCTGTTAGTATAACACCTTGTGACGGAGTTTTGAATACTAATTCAGTTGTGTTAAGTGATAACACTTCATAGCTGCTGTTACCACCTAGTATTAGCGAGTTAACTTGAATACTTCCATTAGCATCTGTTTTAACAATACTATTAACTTCACCTGTTTTAGTAACATTTGAAATACCATATGTACCGTCGCTAGTTTTGATTAATGCTTCGCCCGGATCAAATACTGAACTAATTTCAGATACAAAGTCACCATCTGCTAGTCCTAATCCGTTTTCAATAACTGTAGCAAATGGTACAGCACTAACAGTACCAATACCGGTGTCACTACGTCCTGCAACAGTATCAGCTGGTATAAGTTCAATATCAGTTAAAGGAACACTTCCTGATTTAACAGTAACCCAACCGTCTGTAATAGTAAATCTTGTATCATCAAACGATGCAAGACCTAAGTCACTTTGTCCGATTCCAACAGCATCTACTCTTGTAGTTGCAGCATTCATATTCAATTTGCTTTGTGCAATTTGAGCAATACCTGATACATCTGCATTAACAATAGTATTCGGTTTAATTTGTAAGTTTATACTAGTATATCTATCAGTTATTTCTGATCCAACAATAGTTAATTCTCTAGTTGTTGTTACTGAAATATCACTACTGCTAGATAATACACCGTTAGCCCACTCGTCAATTGGTCCGTCAGCAACTTGTCCTTCTGCTCCGCCTAATACTGTAATAACATCTTCTATTGAGAACACACTAGTTAAAGGAGTATATATAATTTCAGTAATATTACCTTCAATACTGAATAGTCCTTCTTGTACATCAACAATAGTTCCTGTTGCACCCGTAATTGTTCCTGTTATAGTCTGGCCTGCTTCAAACGGACCGCCTACTATAGAACCTGACAATATAATTAATTTTCTTAATCCAGTTCCGATAATTAGTTGCCCGTCAGCATATCTAGCATCATTATACTGTAAACTTCTAAGATCTTTTAATTCCGCCGCAGATGCTGAACCTTCGTCAACATAGGCTTTGGTCGCAGCATCAGATGCTGTTACCGGAGCTTTCAAGTTTGTAATTGTATTGCCTGCTGCGTTCAAATTATCAGTCATTGGCACTGCACCGTTAGGAGCAAGAACACCTGGACCGATTTTGTTAGCAACTGGCACACCGTTTTTATCGTAACCTAAACGTCTATTAACATAACCACGTACAGCACCTTCTGTTGGAACTGTATCAGAGGCGTTATCAGTCATTGCAGTATCTGTCGAGAATTCAGTAACAACAACACCACGTTTAAAGCCTAAGCCGTCAACGTCAGACAGTGCAATACTTGCACTAAATGTAACTGTACCAGTTCCCTGGTCAACTTGGAAAAAGCGTCCAACTTTAAAGATACCGTTTTGATCTGTACTTACAAAGAATACACGACCTTTGCCTCGTTCTTCAACTTCGTTAGCTTCTTTCTTCTCAGCTGGTTCACCAAAAATAACGTTTGGATAGTTTGTCTTGTTAAAACCGCCTGTACCGATATCTAAGAAGTCATGTCCTGTAGCACGGCATGTACTAATATTAACTGTAACATCGCCAACTGCGCCTGCTTGCAAACCACAACGTATTGTTACTAGTTCACTTCCTAATACAACAGTACTTGCAATACCTGTTGCATCTGTTTGATTAATAGTATCAATATCAATGAGATCAACGAGTGCATAATCATTATCTTCTGCAGGGGGAACTTCTACGCCTAATACACTAACACCTCTATAGTTAAATACATAATGTTTTTTACCACCCCACGTCATTATTGGAGGTGGAGTTAGTGTAGCTGTAGTCCATCCGTCTGGCCTATTTGCAGCTGGAGTATTTAGGTTATTGTTAAGTCTAAATATTTCATTATCATCAGCAATAGCTTGAACTGCAAGTCTAACGTCGCCAGCAGTAGCACCTTTAGTAGTTCCTGCGCCTGCAAGATCAGTAGATTGTGCAGCAGCACTGTCAACTATCAATCTGATGTAATCGTAACTTTCATCCATTCCTGCTTGTGATGTATTAGCCGGAAGTTCATCTCCAATACTGTTACTAGTTAAGAACGAAATAGTTCTATATACTTGTGTTGGATTTTCGTTCCATACTAATGCAGTACTTGGACGAATTGTTAATACATCCGGACGAGCCAAATCACTAATTATATGAGTTTGATTACGTCTGTAGTTAACAATGACATTAAATGATATGGCTTCCAACAATCCATTTGTACTGTATTGTGCATCACTAGTAGAGAAGTTTAATTTATAAACTGTATTACTAAACATAGGTGTTGTAGCTTCTACTGATATAACACCTGATACAGTAATTTCTGTAATTGCACCTGACCCATCATCGACAGCCTCGATCAATATAGTACAATCGTTAGTACTATCAATACCACCTAAGTCTGCTCCTGATACTACAATTGAATCTCCAACTGCATAATCAGTACCGCCGTTTTCAATAGTAGCAGTATAACCGTCGGTTATATTTTTATATACTGTAAATATTGCTCCTGCATGAGTTCCTGTTGGAGTTGGCCCAGCAACAAATGTTGTAGTAATATCTGTTCCTACATTTAAGTAAGACCCTACGGTTGGAATAATTTTTTCAACGTTTGCAATTTCATATCGAGCAAATGCAGGACGACCAGGATGATAAACATCGAACTCAGATCTATTAGATGGCACATCCTTCATATCGTATACATATACAGATAATGTTTGTAATGCGTTACTATAGTTTGTTGAGTCAACGTCTGTAGGCACGCTGCCTGCGCCCAATGCACCAAGAGTACTTCCTGTCAATTCTCCAGACTGATTAAATGCACCATCTATTTCAGTTAGATATACAGTTCTTGAACCACCTACTTGACTAGTATCAACTGCAACTGTACCAAACGCTCCTGATCCTGCTTGTGTAAGTATTTCGCCTGCTGATATAATTTGTGGATCTGTTAATGTTAAAATAACGTTTGCAGTAAATGTTTTACCTGGTTGTACCATATCTTCATACAACTCAACTGCATCTGGAATTTCGTTTGGATCAGAACCTTCTGCAATTAGACCGTATTCACCATAGCAACTTGATCCTGTTAGTGATCTAATTTCAGCACCATTCTTCGAATAATAACTTGCCCAGCAATAGTATGTAAACATTGACACCATTTCAGATAGCGCCCCGTTTACTGCAACTAGACCGTAACCTAAGTCGTTAACCTGTGTAAAGTCGTTACCTAGGATAGATCTGTTACCAGCTGTTTGTAGTGTAATATTAATAGGTGCATTAACGCTTTGTACAGTTACTTGAACAATTCGTGTTGTATTAGTTAAAATTGCTAAATGACCGGCTATGTAATTACCACCTGCCCAAGATACATCTGGATTTATTGTTTGTGGTAATCTGTTTAGCGTTCCGTCTGTTACTACATTTTCGATAATTTGTAATAGATCTTGTAGTTGTGTTCCTTCGGTAGCAGTTGCATCGACGCCGCCGACTGCTGGAGTTAGTAAGTTACCTGCTGTAGGAGTTACTGGAGTTCCTATTACTAGATCATTTACAACACTTGCTAAATGTGCATACGCTGCTGCTGTTGCAGTACGTTGATCTGTTGGTAATTGATCAATTGTTGTTCCAACAAAATATGCTCTTGCATTAGTAATTGTAGCACTGTTACCGCCATATAAAATATCGTATGTTAATGCATCAACAATATATCTTACATCTCTTGCACACTTAACATCATCATATCCTGCAGGAGGAGTATTAAAGTCAACGTATGCAACTACTTCTGCTGCTAGGAAATCTCTATTTGCTTGCAATCTTAATGCAGCATCGTCTGCATCTGGAGTTGGTAATACCCCTGGTGGTGGAAATACTAGTGCATCTGCAGATGTGTCAGTGCTTACTACACCATTAGTTAATATATCAATAACTTCGTCAAAGCCTTCATCAGATCGAGTTAGTACTGCTGAATCAGCTAACATTGCATCTAATGCAGCAACTTCTGTTTTAGCAACTCCAATAGCTGCAATTGTTTCTGCTTTCTGATCATTTTGCACAGTGTATGCATTTGCACGTTGATATGCTAGACCGGCTGTTACAGAATTATAGTTTGTTCCGATTGCAACATCATAGCTTACTGCTTCTAAAATTAAGGCAGCGTCTCTTGCACATTTTTCTTCATCAAATTGGAATGTTCCAATAGTGTCCAAGTTAACACCAGTTGCTAACGTGCTTGTAATACCACTAAATCCTAGTCCACTGTTTGAGTTCGGTGATAAAATAAGTTCAGCAGTACCAAAGTCTGGATCGTATTGCGATACAGCGTTAACCTGGAAACGTCGTCCGTCGATATAGAACGCACATGGAGTTTCAGGTCGTCTTACAAACAAGCCTTGTGGTTCTGCTTGACTTCCTAAACTTTGAATTCTTAATCGGAATGGACTGCCGTCAACACGTTCAATAACTTGTACAGCACTATTACCTACAAAGGCATCAACATACATGCCGCCTCGGAATGCTTGTTTGTTTGCACTTTGTGAAAAGCTAGAACCAGTTTGAATATATGGCGACTTAGTTAGTACTTGCCCTTCTGGATCAAGTACAAGCATAAATCCGCCATGACCTTGAACTGTTAAGTTTCTGATCATAGTTGCATCGTTAGTTAAGAATACATCCATCTCGGTGTTTCTTAATGGAGGATTGTATTCTACATTAAATGCAAATACTACAGTTGAAATTAAATTTTCAATTACTGTATCTGGTCCGTCAATTTCCCTCCAGAAACTTGCAATCTCGCCTGCATTAAACACAGAACCTGATACATGCTCTTTAGTAGGAGTATAGTAACGATCAATACCTGCTGCGGTAAATTTAACAACATTGCCTAATCTGTAAGTTACATTAGTTGTCCAAAAATCTGGATCTGCATTACCGTTAAACAAGTCTGTGGAATATGTTAAGTTTTCACTAGTTGGTACATCGCCGCCTGGACCATACAATGTAGTAGGTTCTTGGCCTAATATTAAATCACTAGCTAATGTATAGATATGGTTAATACCGGCAACTGTTTCGACTTCAGTGCCCGCTTCGACTGCACCTGCATAGTATTCGCCTTGTGCTTCTAATGAAAATTCATTGCCGCCTGCACGTAAATCTTTTACTAGAGCATCAACAATTAGACCAGCATCTCTTGCACATTTTACACGCCCGTAAACACCAATAAGTGCAGGGTAAGTAGTTTCAATATAGTTAACAACTTGTTCTTGTATAAATTCTCTATTGTCTATTAATACGAGTGAAGCAGTTTCCCAATTACCGATGTTTTCATATCCTGGACCTGTATTTTTTAACGCAGCCGGTTGCGTTAAGTAGTGATAACCAAAATAGCCATCTACTGATCCTGTTAATGGATTTATATACTGAATACCGTTTGGAACTTTAGTAATTGTAAATAGTACAGGTGCTGCGCCGCCGTCACCTAAAATATTATCTTCAATCCTGATTAATTCACCAACCTGGAAACTAGTGCCTGGATCAGTAACAGTTATGTTAGCAATCGACCCAAAGGTGTCAACTGTAACTTCAAATATTGCTGAATGTCCTAATTTGTCAGTAGTAAAATCGGAAACAGTATATGTTCCTGGAACTCTTGATGCATCTAATTGAGCTTCGTAATTAATAGTCTCAATTGAACTTTTACCAAGTACTAGACTATCAAATTCTGCATCACGATAGAAGAACGTATTCGCCCAGCGCGACTGTGACACACGATTTTTAGGACGTATAATACAACGTCTGAATTCATCGCCCTTGATACTTACGTTTGCTGGTACACGAATTGGATAATCTTCATAATAGATTCCGCTTTCAACTCTAATTGAAATTTGTGTTTCACGTACAAGGTTACCATATTCTAATTCTTCGCCTGGTTCAAACTCGATTGGTTTTAGTAGCTGCACCTCAATTTCGTCAGTTTCTGGTAAACTTACAGCACGTGGACCTGCTTCGTATTTGTAATCAATAATACGTGCAGTTGCTCCTGAGTTCTTACCTCGTACAACTTTACCTGGAATGATATCAGTGTTTGCAGGGTTTGCCTGATCAATAAAACCAAAGTTACCATTTCTTATATTAATTTTATAAGTAGTTGTTCCGTCTACTACTGCGGGAGCATCTAGTACTCCATTTGCAATTATTTCTAAAACAATATCAAACTTTGCTGAAATAGCATCATCTGCTTGTATGTCCGGTGCAATAGCAGGTTCTATATATTGTTCAACTCTAGTTTGATATGTAGGTGCTGCTGTGTTTGTTAAAATATAATCTTGAACTAGAGCTTTAGCATATTCAATACCTGCAATAGTTTCTACACGCTGTGAGCCAATTGCTTTTTGCGCACTAACATTTGCATAGTATCTAATACCACTCCATCGTGATAGATAGTTTGCGTTATTTCCTAGTAGTGCATCTAATGTAGCACTTTCTAGTATATAACCTATATCACGTTGACAAGTTTCTTCATTATATGTTCCAGCAAATTCTGGATATGTAAAATTAATATAACTAGTGACTTCTTTTGCAATAAATTCTTTGTTTGCAAGGATCAGTGTTCTTGCATTATTACGTCCTGCTATCGGAGATTCAATACCTGCTGTAGCAATTAAAGCAAGAGATTCGCCGTCATTGAATGACATGGTCTGCATATATGGACCTGGTTCAAAATCTGCTGCAATAATTAATTCTTCTGCTTTACGGGCAGCAGCGTTAATAGTTCTATATGCATATGAAGGATTACGACCTTCTTTACCGTCTGGTGTAAATTCTTGAGAATCATTACCTGATGTGCTAACATACAAGTTAACTTGGCTTGACGAAGCAGCATTGTCAACATATAGTTTTGTAGCTGCTTGCAAATCATCTGGACCATTTGGTAATCCAGTTCCTTTTAATTCTCCTGGGTGATCAAACAAGTTAAGAGCACCTGTCATATTATCGCCTTGGCGACGAACTGCACTCTTACGTGGAATTGCAACGTTATCTAACCAATTACCAGGTAATGTAGGATCATATGCAGCATCAGTAATTGTAAATGTACCAGTTCCGCCTGCTAAAAGAATACGTCCTGTTTTATTAATTGCATCTTCTTCAGTTTCGTATAAAGAAATATTATCAGTATCAAATATACTTACGTAGTAAATGCCTTCGTTTACAACCCCAAATGGAGCAGTTCCAGTTGTACGGAACACAAATGCAGCACCATTAAATGCTTCAATAAGGCCGTGATTAGGAACAACCATGTGTCCAAGACTTAAATCAGTAGCAGTAAGAGTGTATTGAGTTACATCAGCTGGCTCATCAGGTAGTCTTAGTCCGCCACCTGCAACAGATTTTTCTTGATAGTTTCTATCTGCAAATGCCTTGTCAATAACTAATGCACTTGTTGTTAAATTTGTTCCGTGTACAGAGTTAAATGTATCAATGGCTGCTTGTGATACACTTACGTTTGCAATAGGTTGTGTTGCAGCGTTTAACGGTCCGCCTAATGTTGGCTCTGGATCGTTTGCAACTCTTGAAACTAATTGTTGTAAAATTAACTTTCCGTCTACACTAAAATCAAAACCAATAGTATCAGTTGTACCGTCTAGTGCATTGTTTGATGCTAATTCAAGAAAATTCATTCCGCTACCGTCTGACTTAACAAACGGAACTTTATTTTCATTACCTTCGTATGTGTTCGGAGTATCACTTAAATCTGTAAATGATATTTGTCCACCGATACCAAATACTGCGTATAGTTCTTGGAAGTTTTCATTTACTTTACGAAACGACTCGCGAATACTATCGCCTGTGCCGTCATTACCCTCTACGCCGATATCAATGTTTTGCTTTGCCATTTAAATTACTCCGTTTATATTGCTGGGGTTGCCAGCTTGTCCATATCAAAATTTACGCTAACTCCGCAACCACATGCGGATTTTGCGTTAGGATTTCTTATCTCAAAATTTGCACCGACTATGCTTTTAACATAATCAATCTCTGTTCCTGCTAAAAACATTAAACTGTGTGCGCCTATAACTAAACTACCTTGATCACATGCTATTACAAAGTCATGTTCTTCAATTTCTTCTACTTGTAGGGTTCCCCATTCGTATTCAAAGCCAGCACAGCCGCC